TCTCATTGTGTCTTCGACATACCAGCGAGCGTGGTCTTTATCCCATCCAGCGCGTACTAAAGCTTCATACGCTTCAACAACAGCTACGGCCCACACGTCAATAGGCTTCAAAGGTTCTTTCTTGTGGCGTTTAGCTGAGAGCTCCTTAGCGCGCAGTAGTGCGGCTTTTTGTGCTTTTGTTCTTCTTTGTGCCACGCGCGCTCCTATCGTTAGTAAGCAATTCTAGAACCATCTCCTCTAGTTTTTCGATGCGCGACACGATGTGACTGCGGTCAATTATTAGAGGTACTTCATGGCGAATAATGTAACGCAGACCACCGATAAGAATGGCTGCTATAGATAGGCACGCAAGGACAAATGCGGCCCACTCTGTCGGGTTCATCGTCTGCCGAATGCGCTATCGTTAGGATTAAGATAACGAAGGATAACGGGCAGACTCGCGGCCAGAGCGGCATTCACAATTGCATTGGCATCCCACCCTACTGCTAGGTAGGTCGCTATTCCCGCTGCCAGGAAGCTGCGTGCCCAGCTTGCCGCTATCGCTTTTAGTTCTTCCATCTTCGTCTCCTGTCAATATGGGCAGATAGAACATACTGCCATCGTTATCGCCCAGTTTTGTAAAGCTAATGTGAATGTGTTTCTTGTGTGGATTTATTCCTTTGTATTTTCTCCATCGGTAATTGCCGACCCAGGATGCAATTCGCTCATTAAAGATAATGTAAGAAATTCGCTTATCAGTTCTGGCAAGTAGTCGAAGCTGATTAGCAAGGTCGAATGCCGCGGATTTGTCGGATTTAAGGTCAGCGTCAATGTCGATGGCACGTACAATCCCTTTCTCATCAGGATTATGGTCAGATTTAGGACTATGCGCCTTATGTCCAGGTGACGCTGCGGCACCATCGCTAGCTCTATCTCTACTGGGCCACGCATCGTCTATCTGCTCGCGTAACTGTTGCCCCGCTTTGCACAGTTTAGGCATTATTTCCCTAGTTTGAAACCTGCTGGAATTGGCTTTTCGTAATTCCATTTTTCAATATAAGCACCTTCACCATCGGCATCATCTCTTAACTTGATGCTTCCGATTATTGGTGCGAAATCCTCAGGTGTTAAATCTGGCAACGCAGCAATTAGTTCCTCAAATAAACTCATAATTAACTCCTAATCCATACACCCGAAAAATACGTACATTCAGAATTGGCGCGAGTCCATACCTTAGGACTTGCACCAGCCATATAAATATATAATTCACAATAATCGGTAGAACCATTGAAATACATCAAATTGGTACCAAGAGCAACAAAATTAGCGCTTGATGCAGCACCTCTAAATCCACAAGTGTTGTTGGTGGCTCCATTTTTGTAGAACGATAAATCAACGCTCGCTGCTGTATTTGCACTTGTGAATATAGCCGCAGTCAATAAGTAATATCCAGCTTTGTTGGGAGTAAAACGATAATTAGTCGTCGAATCGAAGCAATTATCAGAATCCCAATCTTCAGCATTAAAAGCTATTTTTGTCCAAGCATTTTGAGTAACTGTTTGGTCGCTTGTTGTTCTATATGCTTGAAACGTTGGTCCACTCGATGAGCCTGATGCCGTAGCCCATTTGACTTTGTATGGACTTACCGTTGTGTCCGCTGTTAAAACTTGTCCTGTTGTTCCAATTGGCAAGTTGTCATAAGTGCCTGAACCCGTACCTACAACAATGTCACCAGCGGCAGTAATTGTTGTCGCCATGTCGTTTGTCAAAGTAACGGCACCACTTGTGCCACCACCTGTTAAACCGACGCCCGCTGAAACGCTTGTAATGTCGCCAGATGAACCAATGGAAACCCAGTTAGAGCCGTCATAAACTTCTACTGCGTTTGTGTCTTGAAGGTAGGAGACCATGCCTTCTGCTAGTACGCTCGATAACGCGCTTGTGCGTGCAGCGGAACTTGCAAAGACCATCACGGTCTGCTCGTTCAAATATGTGTTTACCTGAGCTGCGGTTAAGACGTCACCCGTCTGAAATAACTTATAACCTGCACCTGCCATTGTGTCTCCTTAGTAGCTTAAGACGTCCTCGCCTAGTATACCGCTTACCGTGCTATTTAACACGAAGCCAGCTAACAAGGGCTCAGAAGTGAATAGGGTTGTGTTCCAGCTTGATTTAGTAATGTCATGGTGAATGGCGTTGACCAGGCTGGGCTGGGTTACGCTGGTCGAGCCTGGCATGGTCTTAGTAACGGTGATGCCGTCGAGTAGGTCAATGTCTACCCCAGCTAAAGGCTTATTCGGATTAGTGTCATCGTATAGATTAAGCTGGATGCTATCTATACGAATTTCTGGGTCCTTGCGTGTAGCCAGGATACCTTTAGCTTGATTGAGAGCTTCTGCGTCTGTCTGGACTAAAATGCCGTCACGGATGCCTGAATGTAGGAAGTATTTATCTATCGACGGCTGGTCGAATACGTTTTGTGCCGTACCGCCCGCACGAGTCACTGTTACGTCATTTATGAGGTTTGTATCATCAAAAGCTACGACCGCATTCGTGTATGAAATATCCGCGCCTGTATCGCTAAAATCGTATAGAGATGTGGCTGGTCTTGAGATAAGCGTGTTACGGTCAACGAAGTTAACCTTAGACTCGCCGTCTACGAAGATTCCGCCGAACTCGCTATTCTCGACCGTCTGTAATGCCTCTAGAACGTTCCTAGAGGTACCTGGGTCGGCTTGTAGGGTACTTTCCCCAGTATCTATGTTTCGAAGGCTTACAGGCCAATCTACGGCGTCTAGAAGGGCATTTACGCGGGCACCTGACAACTGTCCAGCGGGAGCACCTGATACCGTGCTAATAGCCGAACCTGCGAGCAGCTTAAACGCATCTACGCATTTGAGATTAACGGTGCTTAAATTGTCATTTCCTTGTCTAAAGCCTGTATCGTAATCGGTGATATACCCTGAAAATAGATAATAGTCCACCCCAAGATAAGTAGCGAAAATAATAATCTGGCGTAGTGGAACTAAATTAGGATAATAGGCCCCAGCTGGATTCATCGGATTCCAGTCGCCATTTTGGTCATAAAGTACGACGTCTGCGCTACCGAATTCGAACTTAGAAGTAATACGATTGCGACCGCGGCGGATAGCTACGCGAGTTACCAAGTCTGTTATTTCGATAGGTAGCGTGCCTGAGCCTAGTCTGTTTGTACCTAATATACCTTCAGTAGCAGAACCTAGAATGAGCGGGTCGGTTTCGAAAGCCGTATCACTATCAAAATCTACGAATACTCGTAGCGTAGGTGCTGGCATTAGATAGCCACACTACTTAAAAGTAAACCTTGTCCTGCCTTTTGGTGCATATAAAGGTTATCCAAAATGGTCTGAGTTAGGTCTTCTTCTGCAATAACCGAACCTTGAACATTGACCGTGACTTCTATCGAAGCCCCACCAGATTCTTCAAGTAATAGGTTAGCTAACTCTAATTCGGATTCAGCAAGCATCAGTAAGGAGTCAGCATGGGCTTCGACCGCAGGACTAATAATTGGGTCTGCTGCTTTGTATCCCGCCGCCGCAGCTGCGTCTAAAACCGAAGTATTCTTAGAAAACGTAAGCGCAGTATTATCAGCGGTTGTCCCGTCTGCTAATTTTCCATTTATGTAAACATTGTTAGCGTCTACGTCCATACGTTCTAATTTTGTGACCGTCATTTTTTCTTGGTCTAGCTTAAGACCTTTATCCGCAAATAAAGTCTCTATCGGTATTTTAATATTTAACTGTTTAAGTAAACTTTGTATTCTTGAGATAGTTGCGGGCCAATCGGCAAATGGGTCGCCCACCATTTCATCAAGGCTATCAAGTAACATAGCTAATTCTTTAGCAGCAGCTTCCGCCTTAATTAACTGACCTTCTAAAATAATTGCGCGTTTTACGTCCTCATCGAGAATAGCTTGCATAAGTTCAAGACGTAGTCGCTCAACGTCGTTAATTTGTCCACCAAGTGCCGCTGCTACTTGTATACGTTCAAGGTCAAATCGTTTAGCGATTTCACCTAGTATGCCTTCTTCCTTCTTTTTCTTGTTTAAGGCTTCCTGGCTTTTAACTTGTTTCTTGGTCAACGCTAATAACTCTTTAGCACGCTTAGCTGCGTCGGCTTCAGCCTTAGCACGAGCGCGGTCTATTTTTGTCTGAGCATCTGTTGAACCTGAAATAGTCATAGGAGTTTTGAATGGTGCAGGTTTAGGCTTACCCATGTTACGCACATAACCGAATGCACTACCAAAAGGATTGAAAGGGTCAATATTGCGTAATAGGTCTAATGCTGTAGAACCGTAAGTGTTGAGGTCCTTAAACGCATTAACAAGAAGCGCAACGCCTCTAGTCGTGTCGGCTACCGCATCCCCAAACGCATCCATAGCCGAAACGCCGCCACCGATACCAGATTCACCAGACAAAATCTGAAACGCATCTACAAGACCCTTACCGATTGTTTCTTGCATATTGGCATAAGCGACATTCAGGATAGCCACCTTACCGCTGTAAGTGTCTAAATACGCTGCATTTTGTCCTGCGAATTGTTTAGCTAATAGAGCTTGGACGTCTGCAAAGTTAGCTGTCTGTAATTCTGCGCGGCTTAAACCCGTATTGTATTTAGCTAGGCTGCGTGTATTTCCTGTGTATGCCTTGCTCAAATCTGAAGCGACGGTAGTTACGTCTTGTCCCGAACCTGCCGCAACGTCTAACGCAAGGCCTAGTAATTCTTGAGCTTTGGTGACTGAGCCAGTCGTGGTCAACAAGGACTGGAAAGCTGGGCGCAGCTGGTCATCCAACACACCGCTTGCCGCTTCAAGGTCTGAGATGTAGGCAGTTACGCGAGAGTCTTCAAATGCTAGACCTAAGTTACCTAAAGTCTGTGTAAGTCGTACCGCTGCACGTTGGTCTTCTTCGAAAGCTTTAACAGATGCTTTACCAAATTGAACAATCTCGCGAACGGAAAGAACGCCGACTAAAGTTTTACCAAGTGTTTTAAGATTTCCTTGTAATGAGTTAGTGGCTTTGTCGGCTTGCTTAAATCCTTTGTCCTTAAATTCGGATGCAATATCTATACGAATATTTGACATTAGGCAGCCTTTCTAACTGTCGTGCGTTCTCTAAATAGTCTGGCAGCTTTTTCGATAGCTCTCATGGTTCCGTCTAGGGCTTTACCATTATTATCGGTATAAGCCGCATATAAAACGCGACCGCGAGTTACTTGCCGTCTGTCGTAAGACTTTAGAGGTCCAACCGCGTTCATAGCACCGACAAAGATTGCTCCCGCATTCGGGTTATTACTTTGTCCATCGGTAGAGCCTCTAGGACCTGATTTACGCCCAGAGGTTTCAATGATTGCGCCAGCTGCCGATTTATTCAATAATGAATAAAGGCTGCTAAAGCCAGAACGATTACGCTTGCCACGTCCTAAACTGTAGGTTATACCGCGACGTGCTACGCGTGCGTCGTACTTAGGAAACGCTCTGGCTCGACTTGTGCGGCTTTTGACTTCGGCACCTGTGTCATTCCAGTTATACAAATTGCCTGGAGCCTGTCCAGGTAGTTTAGAGCGAGCTTCGTTTACGACTTCCTTAAGAACTACGCGAATTTCGTCGTCCATCTGTTTACGCAAGTCAGGCGCAAATTTCTTCAAAGCTTTCTTAAGCTCTGGCACGCCTTCGACCACGACTGGCATTTTCCCGCTCTTTCGCCTGTTGTTTCAAAACCTCGTAAAAGGCTTTGAGTAAATCTAAATCCATGTTAATAAACTCGCTAGGCGCGATACCCGTATGTACCGAAAGCTGGGCTACTCGATACGTAAAGCTATCGCGCGTTAGCCATTTGGGTAGTTATCCGCCAAAACCTCGACGGCTTGCAGAGTCTCCAGAAACGCTAGGCCAAAAGGCTTAACGTCTGGAGCATCTGCGCGGCGTAAACATTCCCAGGCTAGCCAGTAAATATGTTCCTGCTTTTCATCTTCCCTAAAAGCTTTGTGAAAACCTTTACGGAATTGTTGTTCGAAAGCGTACTCGATGGCTGGGGTAAGCTGGTGCGTACTCTCAGTTCCATCTGCCCTAGTAATTTTCAAGCTAGCCATGATGCCCCTTATCTAATTTTTACCAGGTGCCTGAGTCGGCAACTGTTACTGCTGAGTTTACTGTAAACGTAATGTCCATAGTGGCCATATCGCCTGTAGCACCGTTAATTGGTGTTAGGTTGTTTACAAGAAGGTCGCCAGTCCAGAGCTTGTTGGTCGCTGATACAGCGGTAGCTTTGTCTTGGATAAGCTTCCATGCGACAGTAGTACCGTAAGCATCTGACAATGTGTCAAGAACGGAAGTCGCTGCCTGGTCGTTCAAGAACGACACGGTGATAGTTGCGGACTCTAGTCCCTTTACGAATTTGTGAGCTGTGTCACCCATCGCAGTAACTTCGAGTTCATCGAATGCTTGATTAAGTGTGACAGAGGTCACATGGTCGGACAAGTCTACAGAAGCAATCTTAAGTCCGACTTTGTTGTTTAGCGTAATCGCCATGATTACTCCTCATCTTTCTTGGGTTGTTTTGTTTCTTTTTTTTCAGCGGGCTTTACTTGACCGATTTTGGCAAGGAAAGCTTCGCGTTCTTTGTCTACCTCAGCCATGTTAGCTCCAATCTGATAGAACGCTGATAGTTACCTCGCCTGAGAGAAGCTCTCCCGCTGTACCTTGTAGAACAGCTGGCGCGGTAAAAGTTCCTAGTGAATAAGCCAGATTAGACGCTTCTAGCTTATTGACAATGTTTAAGTAAAAGTCTTCAATGTTAATAAGGTTACCTTGATTATCGAACATAGGTGCCAAAACAATAAGCTTAAAGTTAACCTTAGGCTTGACAGTTTTGTAATGGTCGTTAGAAGGCTCTATGTATGGGTCGCCTGGCTCTACTACGATTGAGTTAGCAAGCGGCGTGGCAGGTGGGAAGGAAAACACCTGCCAGGCCGTATTGTCACTTAGAGCAGTCGCGATTGTCCCACGAAGGGTAGAGATTGCCGACATTACCCGACCTGACCGCCTGGTGCTAAGTGGTCCGCAAGTAACCCGCGTACACGGGCCATAAGCGTATTACCCATACGATAGGGCGAAGGCTGGAAGTCTGGCGAGATGCCACCTGCATTAGAAGCCTGGCGTGCTTGCCAGATGTCAACGGCAATCATTAACGAAGCTTCATTAACTTCTGGCAGAGTTTCATAATCTATGTGTGTTGTACCGTAAACGGTTCCCCACGGTACTAAATCATTCTTTACTTCTGCTGTAGCGTTATTAACTGTGTAGCTTACTGAAAAATCTGTGCGAGCAGTAACAGTCTTAGAACCGTTATATTTTGCTCCGCAATTTTCGACCGTAATGGTCTGACCTACAATAAAATCATGTTGGACTGGCGTATAAATTGTCGCCGTTGTGGTTGTGCTTTCGTGAGCACTAACTGAATATTTGTTATACCAAAGCTTAGCTTTTACTATGTTCTCAGCAGCCTGGCAGCATTCTTCGACTACCGCAGATGAATATAAAGCACCAATACCTAGAGCAGCACGAAGTTCGGCTTCTGTTACAAATGTGGCTGGCATTGGTTTCCTTTCTAATGTTAGCCCCAGCGGCTAGGGCTGAGCCGCTGGGGTAACTCGACTACTTACTAGGAGAGGTTGAACTTACGAACACCCTTACCGCTCTTTGCAACGT